CACAAGTCCAGCTGTTCCACCACCAACGATGGCAAGTTTTTTAATTTGTTTCGACATTATACCTTCTCTACAATCACATCACATTTTTCTAAAAACTCTAACCCATCGGTATTATTATAAGAGTTCTTATAGTATACCTTAAAAATTCCTGCACCATAAATTAATTTAGCGCAATGTATACAAGGAGCATGAGTACAGAATAAACTGGCGCCAGTGCCTGATTCACCATCACGGGCAAGTTTGAGAATAGCATTTGCTTCAGCATGAATAACCTCATCTTTAGTTTTAAATTCTTTAGTGAAAAAATCAGAGTCATATCTTGGATCATTGGGTTTAACATCAACCACATGTTCGCAAGCATTGTCCCAACCAGCTGGTGTACCATTGTATCCAATAGAAATGATTCTGTTATCCTTTACGACAACAGAACCAACCTTTAATCGTTTAGCTGAAGACAGCTGAGCAAATCTCTCAGCGGTATCCATAAAAGCACTGACCCACTTTTCTTTCATCAATTATTCTCAATAATATTATCACGGATTCCTTGTAAATCAGCGTCCGTCATTTCTTTTGATAGACCACGCCACTCTGTAACCTTATTATTTGTCTCCCAACTCTCACCATTCCACGCACAGTAATGCGCCCAATCCCAAGATTTGGTTTTTACTTCATAGATACCAACGTGAACTGGTTTGTTCTTTGCTGGGATCCAATCCGTTTTTCCCCAGTCTTCGTATGCTTCCTGTAACCTATCTTCCCACCAATTAGAGTTGGCATCTTCAAGCCCAGCGAATTCCACAATATCCCCAGGAAGATCATCAATTGTATTCTGATCGCGGATATCATAATTGTAGTATTGATCACCAGTCTCATTAGTGAATAATCCTGCAAATTGACATCCTGGTTCGTTGTATACAGCTTCAACGTCCCATCCTTCTTCCACTAGGTAATTATACAGCGCAATTGGGGGACACCACGCACTTTCAAAGTAAATTCGAATTTCATTATCGTCGGAACGCTCCCAATCGATCATATTCGCTTCCCACTTTGTTCCCCAATTAAAGATATTCCATTCATATCTATCATCACCAATATCTTCTGGTGGTTGGCGAAGGTACTCAAAGGGTGTTTGCTCAGAGTCCATCTTAACAGAAAGACTATCAATTTTTGATATATCTTTGTTGCGTAGGGTTAAACTATTGTCGCACCAATTAGGCATAATATCTCTCACCAGCATCCATAAAAGCACTGACCCATTTCTGTTTCATGATCAATGCACTGTTTCCGATGTAAATAATACTGTTTTATACTTATTTGAAACTGTATCAAAGATCAATTGATCCAGCTGTTTAATTTCTTTCCATGTTAGTATTTCTGCTGGTAACTTACCCTCAAGAACTGCCATGGCAATAATTTGACGATCCTTAGTCATAAGCAACCCCCATTGTTTCAAAATCATATCCCATGTACTCTTTAGCGACATCAGCAACTTCACTAACAGATAGTCCTGTGCTGTTAGCAACAAGCTGAAAATCCATTCCTGTTTGCTCAAGAAGTTCCATTACATCAATAATCTTGTTTTTGAAATAACTCATACAGTACCCCTAATGTTAGACCACTTGGCAAGTTTCTCAAGTTTAGCAGCCTTTGCTTTGTAAACAGAAACCATATCAAGCATGTCGCTTGATATCAACAATTCAATCATACAAAGCAAATCACCAACTTCTTCTTCGAGGCGTGCACGGTTCGTTACACCATTGTACTCATCATCCATACCAAAGCGGAACACCTTGCTTATCGCCTGTGTTACTTCGGCACATTCTTCCTGAGTGATCAAGAGAATCTCCTGATTGGTCTCATTCGTTACCTTACTGCCAGAAAATTTACTCATACTTCCTCCACAGTGACACGGTACTGCTTACGATCCTTACCCCAAACAGTGATGGTTCTGCGAGTAGAAGAAATCTTACCATCGGGACCAAGCTCAAACATAACACTACCAACTTCACTCACACAAGTACGAAAGTCAGCTTTGTCTGCTTTCAAACCTTGCCGAATAACACTTGCAATATTTTCACAGTATTCTAACACATCAAACTCCATCATAAGAGTGACAAGAGTACATCATCAGATCATGCTCAGCGCACATCATATCAATCATTGCTTCATATTCCTCATCAACCCTCTCTTGGGTCAAGAAGAAATAAAACTCCTGCAGGATTTTATTAATTTCTTCCATAAAATCTCACTTAGAAAGGTTCATAACACGACCATCATATTCCATGAAGCTAACTTCAAAAGGAACATAAACGATCTGACCGACACGCGAACCTTTCTCGCCTTCTTGCTGGCGAACACCGTCATACACGTCACGACCGCAGATAATTTCGTAAGCGGAGTAACCAACACCCACGTTACCAGCAGCGATAACCTTACCTTCAACATAGCAGTCTTCACGACCAGCCATAGGCTTGAAGTCATAAGCACGGATAACGTCACCAACAACAGCCAGTTTTGCGTTTTTCAACATTTCAGTTCCTTTTCTCAATTCCATATAATAATTATACCCGATATCGGAATTAAAGTAAAGAACTATTTTTCACTTAAAAATCAATGACTTACGACTCTTTTTTAGGCGGTTTTTCGGTCTTTGGGATCAAATTTACGCTTTCAGCCCACTTTTTGTTGAGTTTTGGGTACAATTTGTGTAGGGTTTGGTCTTTGACAGCCAACATCAGCTTAACCTCATCCTCATGTAAGCCCTCCAGCAGCCCTACAAACATAGATTCCCGCTGTAGCTGTTTAAGGTCGGCACGGCAGAATACATAGAACCTACGTAGCTCTGTCAACAAATTGACAGGTGTCATACCCAGTGGCTCAGCTGCTGGTTTGTATGGGGGTGCGCCCTCAGGGAGAATAAATTTCTTCTCTGGCATGTAGGCATGCTGAAAGATGATTGTTAGTGCTGCTTTCTGCTTGATGTACTTCTCAGCATTTTTGTAATCTGCATTGATATCTGCCAGAATTTCTGTAATTGGTTTACTCATTAAAACTCCTCAATATTTTAGGAAATCGTTCTAAAATTCTTCGATTTCATCCAACAACAAACGACATCTGTTCGCAATTAAATATTGCATAATGGACATTTTGTCGCCTTTCGGTTTACTACTTAGGTAAGCATCAAGTATGGTTTGTTGGATGTTCTCAGGAATTCGATCGAAGTTCACCAACACTTGATTGCGATCCCAGTTGCGACGCTCCTCATCAGTGCGACAAGCATCGATGCCAGATTCCATAAACTCAGCTAGACGCTTTGCTGATACAGGTGTCTGTCTTGTGCCAGTAACGAAGCAATCATCCTTACTAAGGATATTTGGAATACCATCGCCAGAGTCGCCTTTAACAATATGCTCAACCATGTTAGCATGAATCTCGCTCTGTTTGGCAGTAATCATCTTACGAAGAATAGGACTGTATTGTTTTACATTCTTAAATTTATGTAACTGTTTAAAGTCTTTATCCGAACTAACAATCATAACATCTTCGCTGAAACCAAACTCTTGAGTCTGTTTAGCCAGCACTGCGATTACATCATCAGCTTCACACTGTTCCAGATTGATAACCTTATATGGGAAGTGCTCAACAATCTCATCACGAACCTTGGCCATTGTATCGAAAATCATACCCCAGTCTAATTCTGATGCCTCGCGATGTTTCTTGCGACTTGCTTTGTATTGTTCAAAGTAACTGCGACGCCAGTACTTACGCCCATCACAACAAATTACAACCTGTCCATAATCTTTACCGTATTTCTTTTTATACGATTTGATTGAAGACAGCGTAGCATGGCGAATCAAATCCGTTGTCGCTTTCTCATCACCACTCATCAATTCCTTCTTAAAGGAAAGGATGGTGGCAAGGGATACCTGCGAATAGTCAATTAAAATCATCAAAACACCTTCAGTAAAATACACTCTTCATTGATTCGACCATTCACAGCTGCTTCTTTAGTCGTCAACGCTTTATAGGCTGCATTCAGTGGACGCTTGCCCATCTCAGCATAAGACTTCACCAACTCAGGTTTGCGTAGAGTGCGCCCACTTGAGTTCTCTGGATCCCAACCGATAACAGTAGTTCCCTTTACGGTCAACCCTTTGGTATCAGCAGGGGCACGATATACCTGTAGTTTCTTATACTTTGTATTGAAGACCCACAGTTCTTTTGAGTTTACGATAGATGGCGCAGAGATAGACTTGACGCCATACTCATCGTCGCTCATTTTGAATTTAAGTTTGGAGACAACCACTCCAGCTGGTTTCTCTTTACGCTTGCGTGGAGCACGGGTTGCTTTAGCAACTTGGACTTGGTTTCCACAGGCTTCTCCGATTGACTTGTACAGAGCCAAGAGTTTTTTGATCTTTGTCCGTTTAAGATGGGAGTAACCCTCATTGAGTTGTTCATCATTTCCTTCTAGGAGTTTTTCTAATTCAGCAATGGTATTATTGAATCGTGGTGCAACCAATTTTGCAACTGGTCCACTTACTTGGTATGCTTTCAAAACATCTTTGGCTTCAAACATCTTATCATTGAGAACGAACTCATCGATATAACCTTCGAACTCGCCAGCAATTTCCTGCGCTTTCTCTGCCATTCTCTCTTGAATTGAGATAACATTTGTAGCAGCTTTTGCCTCCGCCTGAATTTCAGGTTTCGGTAGTGCATTTTTCAATTCGGTAATCTTTCGATCAAGAAACCCTTGTTCTTTCTCTTGAAGAACTGATCCATCGGCAATAAGTTTTGCCAATACACCAGCGTGACGGAAAAGACCTTCGTCGAGTTTATTCAGCTGCGATGCGAGTTTCTTGTCGACATGTTGAAGTAACCACTTCTTCTTGTCTTTGTCGTCATTGTGATAGTTGTAGTAATTCAGAGCATGCAAAAGATCGACTTGATAAGTGTCTTCAGATAGCACTGGTGTATTCCCGTGCATGATTTTCTTAACTTTGTCGATCTGCTCTTGTCGTTTAGCTGTTGTAGCCATAGGTATAAACCTCCATTTAAGTAACCATTATACCCTATTTACGAATTAATGTCAAGCACTTTAAAATTAAAATTTATTACCATTCTTCTACCAGTACTTGGCAAACAACCACTATGAATATGGTATGTATTAAATAGAATAAGTGTTCCTTTCGTTGGTTTTATTCTATGGCTAATTGTTAATTCTTCTGGAATATCATCTTTAAGGGTTTCATTGTATATAATTGTATCCCCATCAGAATCATTTACATAATACAATCCAGTGAACTGAGTATCTTCTGTAGTTTTCCAATCTACATGCGGCAACCCAACAGCATATAGTGGACTATCCGCAAGTGGCAATAACATATTAATTCTTGCGTGTAACATGCTGATGTCTTGGTATTTAATACCTTTACGAATTCTTGGGAAAATTTCGTAAAACACATCAGTTCCTGATACACTTGATACACGATCATTAAACATTATATGACGAAACTGACGATACTCTGAATAACCTTGCATGGTTGAGAGGATTTTTGATTTTGGTTCAATACCACCATCATCTTTATCATAATTCGAATTCCCGAGATGGTACCAATCAAAAACATTTGAGGAAATTAGATTTTCTACATAATCTTGATCTTCTTTGGGAATAGAATTAGGTATAATCTCAATCATTTCGCTTGAGTAATCTCTTCGTATAATGATTCAAATTCTTCATGCTCAGCAACTTCTTGATTGAAGTTCTGTTTATGATAAACCTTTGCCATTTTGTTGAGTGTTTTCTTTGGTAGCTGGAACTGGTCAGACATTTCTTTAATTGTCTCACGAATCAAATCACGCTCTGCTCCGATGCGTGTAAATGAACCACTAACTTCTGCCAGCATTTTCCGAATCTTCTCGCGATCCGCAGGACTAGATACTCCCATTATACTCTCCACTCAATTCGGGTAATATTTGATGTATTAAAAGAACGCCATTCCATTTTCTCCAGGTCGAATGCTGCTACAGCATCGCCAGTTGGAGTTGAACCAGTACCCTTTGGTTGTTTGTCTTCAGGAATACACTGTGATTGTTTTGTGCACAGTAGTCGACGAGATGTTCCATCTTTCTTGGTAAAGGTTACAGCAAGAGGAGCCTCACTAAGATATTCGCGAAGATATTGAGCAAACTCAGGATCTTTAACTAATTCGGCTGCACCGTCAGGACTTCCTGCGTTGGACAATGCGATTGCATCAACAGAACTATCACTTGTCACTGTAGGCATATTATTCTCCCTTTACTGAAACATTTTGTTTGCCGATGGCAACTAACCATGCATTGATTCGTTGAACCAAAACATCATCGCTTGGATTGTCAAAGGAAATATCCAAATCCATAACAGTATCACCAGTATCATCCTCACGCGAATTATATCGCAGAGAAAAATTCTCATTAATTTTTGACTTCTTAGCCATCACAAACCTCCATTAATATTGTTAAAAAACTCACAAAACATCTTAAACTGCTCAGGATTCAAATTAAACCTGATGTCATTGTATTCTTCCTTGTTAGGTTTACCTTCAGGATCAATGTACTCACGCTTAATTCGAATTTGATTTAGTTCGGGGTTCTTACAGTATTCATGTTCAATAAGAATACGAAACCCATTGTCGAACTCAATTTCTTGGTAGGAAACTACATTCCGCTCATTATTCATCGATGAACACCTTAACTTTAATATATGTATCGACGCCACCAATCTCAGTTTCCTGAGCAGACACAAGCACTGGAGATTCTGGTCCAAATTTTCTCCACTTGTTGGCTAGTACATAACCTTCAATAAATTCTCTTTTGACAGAGATGTTCACAGCATCCATGAGATTTGTTTTTGATTGTAACAAAGCTGGTATCCTTTTATCATATTGTTTAAATGTATTCAACACAAGTAATTAACTCCATGTACGATGAACTTCGGCAACCCATTCAATACCATCATATTCCTCAATGGTATATACTACATCATCAGGGATATTGACAATCCGTAAATCTGAGGCAAAGCCATTTGCAACAGTACCAAGTTCTTCAACAACTTGAACCAAGAATGGATCAGTACGATCATCACTTAGGTCATAGTAGCTGAAGTGGTGTTCGTCATCTTTGACACCATCAACATAAAATGTAGCACCCAAACTACTTTTAGAGTCTTCCATAACCAAGTTGATACCTTTCAACTCAGCATAACGAACAATTGCTTGATCGCTTAAACCAAAACCACCATAACAACGATTAATTACAACTTTCATGCTTTCACCTTTAAGTAATGACGAATTAATTTATCTCTAATCATGTCTGGAATTGACAAGTATGGTTCTTCTAATGCAAAGGG